TGCTCTAACAGATTCTTCACTACCCTTATGTTTTAATATATATGGAAGATTATTTAATATTCTTTTCCATAATTCTTTTCCAATATCTTCCTTTGAAAATGATTGTGATACTTGTGTATTACTAGCAATTACAACAGATTGCGTAAAGTTTGCAGTCATTGGGATTTCTGTAGTCGCGTATTCTCCTGTTCCACTTGTACCTAAATTATAGTTCCACAAATCATCAAAGGCAAATCCTTGGTGTGGTTGCCAACCAAATGATTTTAATATTGGTTCTAATAATTCTTTTGGTACGCCCTCATATAATGGGTTATCTCTTTTATGGATATCCAACAATCCTTTAGTATATAAATAAAGTTGGTCATAATTATCTCCAACCATATTAACAAATGTATTGTATGTTGAATTATCTTCTGAATATCTTATATGGGCCGGTACATTTTGTATTAGAGCATTATCATTTCTTTCATCATACCATGAGGCAGATGTTATTGCTCCTCCTAAATAATAGTCTCCCGTTGGATTATCATTTTGGCCAAACCATTCTTTAGCTTGGTGGGAATCTGCAAGAGCTAAACTATACGGTTCTACACTGGTTGTTTTTGGCCAAGAAAATGGCCAGAATACTCCATGTGAACCAGAGTAATATGATTGAGAAGAATAATATAGGTGTTCATCGAAATCATCAAATCCACCCTTTAGGGATGATATTTGTTTTTCCCATTTTAATTTATTTTGTTGGAAATAATAAGAACCAGTAGAATCAGAACCACTTAAACCATCTAAATCAGTCGTTATCTCAGCTATTTTAGAATTAAAATGTTCTATTTGTCTTATTTTATATTGGAAATTATTTAGTTTTTCAACAACTGATCCGAAATGAACAACATTTGAAAAATCATAATCTTGTATTCTCCAATCTATGTTTATTCTAGTTTTTCCAAAACTACCACTATAAAATTTACTTAATAATTTTTCTTTTCTAATATTATCCCCACCTTCTAATAGGGTCTGTTCACTTTCCCAGCCGGTTGGAGATGGGCTGTCTGTTGCTATTTGTATTGAGAAGTCTGGTGGAGAAAGTGTTCTGGGTCGTTTTGTTAGTTTTGGTACAACTAATTGTATATCTTCTTGAATTGATTCTGCTAGGGATTGACATATCCAAAGTTCATCGCCTTCTTCTTGCTCATCTGGAAGGGGTTCATATAATTTTATAATTAGTGAGTGGGGAGATTCAGGAAACTTGTCATAATCCATGGCCCAGTTTACGGCCATTATTAGTTGGTCTTCTCCAAAATTTAATTGTATTTCTGGCCACCAAGTGTGTCGTGATAATCGGCCACCCTCTACTCTTTCGCCAAGGTTTTTGAAATCATCATTTAATTTAGAATCATCTTGTACTGGTACTACTCGTATTTCTGTTCTATCACCAGATATTTCATCAATATATAATAACTCAGAGTCACTACCAACAAGTCTCCTTAAAAAATTATATTTTACTGTAAATACACCTGATCTATATCCAACATTTCTGATATCTTGGTGGATATTTAAGTTTATTGATGGAGAAGTATTTTTAGTTTCAGCAGTAGCTACTGACCATCCACTTATAGCATATTTACTATCTAAAATATTGTCGCCGCTTAATACGTGAAATTCTACTACATCATCATACTTCTGCGAGCCAAAATTAGTAAATATTGGGCGAGATTGGAGTAATTTCAAGTGTTCCGATTTATGTTGGGTAGACCTTTGTGCCATAATTTATTTTTCGCCTTTAACGAGAGTTTGGATTTGCCTCAAGTATATCTATTGAAGACCAATCTGATGGTAATCCTCTTTGTCTTCTATGGTTCATGTATTCTTCTTCGTTTGCAAATTTATATGATACTCCACCAGCTGAGTCGAAATATACTGAGGGATCCATTGGCGTTTTTCTCCAATATCTTCCACCAAAAGTTTTTGTTAGTTTTTCTGCAGATGAAATGCCACCATCAATTTTTTGTACATTTACTGTTTCTGATTCTGCAAATACAGACTGTATTGCTCCTGGAATTTCCATCCATGTACCATTGGCCCACTCAAGCTGGGCCCACCTACTATCACCTTCAATATAGTCAAAATAAGCATCAAATTTAGAAACTTCAGCATCATGCATTTCATCTCTTACATAGTTTCCAGTTGGTACATATACTGTATTTTCTCCAATTTCTTGGGCCTCTAATTCATTTAATAGGCCGCCTAATATATTAACGAAATATGATTTTGAAAATGCTGTTCCTACTTCATTGGTTACTTCTAAAGTATATCTTCCTCTATGTTGTAGTTGGGCATTTCTTAGCCTTAATGTTGGTGTTGTTCCAACAACTTGATTTTGAGCTCTACCCATACCATCAGCTGTAAATCTCCATGTCCATGAAAGACCTTCTCTTACTTTTTGGCCTAATTCATTTCTATAATTAAATCCTCTAGCTGCTAGAACAACAGTATGATTTGCGGCAAGTTGTAAGGAAGGTTCTCCTATTTCAGGTAAAATTTGTATTGAGAAACCATCAGAATATTCCCCATCTAATGTACCAAAACCAGGATAACATTGTATTGTATCTATTACAGGTATATTTGTTGGGCCAGTTATTTCTTTAGGCATTCTTCTTAATTGGGATATTGAAGTATCAACTTGTTTTAGATAAGATTTTGCATGAAATATATGTTTAATATTTGCTACAACATATTCAGATTGGTCTGATTGGTCTGAAATTAAAACTCCCATTCTAGTTCTATTATGGGGGCCCGTAGTTTGAACCATTTGTCCATCACCCGTTCTGGATAATGATCCGGCGTCATATCTTAAAGTATCGTTAATACTAAAGTCTGTATCTCCTTCGCCTGCTCCTTCAACTGATTCAACAATATCTACCAATGCATCGTATGGAGTTATTGTTTCCCTAAAAGAATTAAATTCTACAGCATCTTGGACAGTATTACCCTTTTCAACCTGTATTGGAGACGTTGGATATTCTCGTTGGCTTTGTGGTTTTATCAACGGTTTTACTTTTGGGCGAACTCTACTTGAGATAAACCGCATAGCTTTTGTTTTTTTTCTACTGTATGCCATAATCTATATCACAACCTTAAATGAATAATCATTATCATATATGTTTTCAATTGAACCTGTAACTATCTTGAACATAAAACTATATCTTCTTCCAGCATATAATTGGTCCATCCATAAATCTAAATAATTTCCTGTGGAGTCACAACTTAGTTTTGTGCTTCCAGTGTTAAATGGTAATATTACTTCTCCAGTTTTTGAATCTTTTAAAGCATAATATGTTGTTGTTGGTAAATATTTCACAGCTAACTCTGCAGAAACTGTATCATATGTTTTAGTAGGATATTTTTCTCTACCAACCAATCTAAACCTATGCTTATTATCCTTTTTATATTTTCCAACGTTATCTTTAAGATATATTATACTATTCTTATTTACGTCAAACGGACTCAAAGAACCAGTAGATTCTGACGAGTCATCCCATCTAAATTCTAATCTTGGTTGATATACTGTATGGGAGTCTGTTGAATAAAATTGTAAGGTACCATGGGGTCTTGAATTTTGTTCTTCACTATATTTGTTTGATATTGAACCACTACGGAGTAATATGAACCCTTCATTTGGAATTGTACCGTCTAGCCATCTACGTACTGTTTTGCTAACATCTATAGATATATCTGTTTTTTCGTAATCAAATTTTTCTGTTGAAACATATTGTTCAGTAGAAGAAGACACATGCCAAGTTGCTCCTCCTGGGGTTGTTGAATATGAACCAGTAGTACCAGCACTAAATTTGGCTGGGTCAGTCGTCCATGTATTACCAAAATAGTCTTTACCATCTCTAAATTTCCAACTAACTCCTTCTTCTTCAAAAGATATTGCTCCTCCTGGAGTTATTTTTTTCTGGGTTGCTCTTCCTTGGCCCATATCCCAAGACTCTGAGATTGGATATGCTTCAATACCATACTTATAAGATAATGAAGCTGCTCGGGTAGTATATAGTTTTAAGAAAACTGATGCTGATGTTTCTGGATGGGCTATATTGGGTATGTTTCCATCTACCATAGATTTCGATATAGATGAAAGGTCATATTTTATAAGAATTCTAGAATTATATATGCTCACAGTATTAGATGAAGATACCGTTTTTTGTATTTCTAGAATTTCATCAATTCCTGCATTGAGACTTTCGGATCTCTCATATATTGTTGCATCTTTTTTGGCTGTTATTGAATAATACATAATTATCTCCTAATAAGTGACTACTTTTCCTCTTATATCTTCTGTTGGGTATTTTACTTCCCACATTATAGGGTCTTGTGATGGATAAACTATTTTATTTTTTGTTGCGTCTATTATATCATAATAGTTTCCAGAATATCCTGAATCTGTATCCCATTTACAGTATATATTTATGTCTTGTACCGTTTGTACACCTTCAATTTTATCAATTTCTGTTGCAATGTTTGCAGCAAATATTGGTTCATTGAATTGCCAATTTAATATATTAAACATAGATGCTAGTCTTCTATTTATTTGTAATAAAACACTTTTACTATTATATGATGGTAATGGTATTATTGAATAATCTATTCCAAGATTTACAATATGGCCATCCTTTATATTTACAGCATCAGTAAGCATCCTATATCTTTTTAGATAATTTCTTAAATTTTCCTTTGTTACCTGGTTTGCCTTTGTTAATTGGCCTAGATTGTTGTATGCTAGAACATATAAATTTAGGGCTAGAGGGTTTTGTACTGGTCCTCCTGAAACTTTGCTGAATTGTTCATCTTGTATAATATAGGCCTTTGCAATGTTTCCAAATCTTCCAGGCATAGAATAAACTCTGGACAAAAAATCTTCTCTTGTTACTGCTCTATTTTGTGCAGCATAAAAGGCCATTGCATTTTGCCTTATTTCTTCAACAGTTTCTTGGGATTTTCCACCAGTTGCTGGGGATGGATTATTAACCGCTAAAGATTTATAAACGAAATCAACAGTTGACCTGGCTAGTCCATCAACATTTAGTGAGAAAGATGAAGCTTGAACTTCTCTAATTTCACCGGCTCTGACGTTTGATTTAATTCCTCCACCTACTAAATACTTGAAGGTTATTACTGTGTCAGATGGTGCGGTTCCGTATGCTCTAGTAAACATCGTGTTTGATGGATCCCATGCATTATCCATTGCAGATGTGTTTCCATATGGTAATTGCATTCCTATATTATTTGGATTAGGCACAATGAGTTCATCAGATACTGTTGAATTTCCAGCTCCAAAATTTACCTTTGTTTTTCCATTTGCTAGTAGTTCTTGTGTAAATCTTCTTCCAGTTTTTCTTAATTTTAATAAATATGGTGTATCTTCTGCATGAACTGCAAATTCAGGATCTATATAGCTAGTGTTTTGTACTTCTTCATATACTAGATTTTGTGCTAGATAATCTACTTCATACCATTTATTTTGATCACTATCTCTAGCCTCTATTATTTCAATTATATTTTTTTGTTGTAATAGAATACTATCATATTTTTTAGGGTTTGAAAAACTATATTTTTTATATTTTACATTACCAGATTTACAAGTGACTTGTTTTTTAATCAAGAAAGTTTCTGGATTACCATTTGCATCTATTTTATAAACTGAAATATCTGTTGGATCAGCTGAACTTGATACTCTAAAGTCAACTGGCTTTTGGGAAAAGAAATTTGTTGTTCCAGCAGCTGTTTCTAATCCTGATTGTACTTCAGGAGCATATCTCCAGTCTGGTCCAGTAGTTGCACCTGATCCGTTTGCTGGTAATAATATATATATGTCGAGTGTTGCACTTGCTGCAACTGCAGCTGGAGACTTATAACCTAATCCTTTAGCTATATCTAGCACATTTGATCGCTCTCTTGCATGTAACAATAAACTTTCTCGTAGTTGTGTATCTATATAAAAGGATAATACATCACCAACATAAGCAGATAGTTCAACAAACATTTGGGCTGGAGAAGCCTCATTAAAATCATTGTGTATTGTTGGAAAATATGTTTGGGCAAAATTATTTAATCTGTCTTTATATCCCTTAAAATCTTTTTGTAAATATTTTACATCTGTTTTTAATTTTTCAAATCCCATATTATTCGCTCCCTATTTCCAATACTATTTCTGATTCATCTATAGAATTATTCTGTAAACCAAATTTTAA